CGCCGCCGCATTGCCGAACTGGAACGCCAGGAAGAGCGCCTCTCCGGAGAGTACGAGGAAATCGAAAAAGGTCTCTACCTTTGCGACCTTTTCACAAAGGCAAAGGTAGCCGCCCTCACCGACAGAATCAATGGCAAATTCCAAAGCGTCCGCTTCCGCCTCTTCCAGGAGCAGCTGAACGGCGGACTCAAAGAAGACTGCGAGGTAATGATACCGGCAGCCGACGGCAGAATGGTACCGTACACCTTCGCCAACAACGCGGCGAGAATCAACGCGGGACTGGAGATCATCGGAACCCTTTCGGAGCACTGGGGACTCAAGATGCCGGTCTTCATTGACAACGCCGAAAGCGTAACGCACCTCACCCAGACCAGCACCCAGACCATCCGCCTGGTGGTGAGCGAGGCAGACAAGAAGCTCCGCATGGAGGTGGAGCACGGTGCTGATATTCCCGATTAAGAAGACCTGGTTCGATATGATCGACAAGGGCATCAAGAAGGAGGAGTACCGAGGAGACACGCCGTACTACCGGTCAAGGCTTGAGCCTTTTCTGGGAAAAGAGATAGAATGCAACCTCCGAAACGGATACTCCTCGACTTCACCCACCCTCAAGATCAGAGCCAGGGTAGAAAAAGGAACCGGCAACCCGGACTGGGGCGCCGAACCCGGCGAGGTTTACTACAAGCTGGTAATTCTCGACAAAGAGAGAATCGAGCCGGAGACGTTCATCATCAAAGCCAGACGCTGCAAACGGTGCGGCGGACTGCTCACCAGCAAGCAGGCGGTCGAGGATGGATACGGACACGTCTGCAAGATGAAAACCAAAGCGGAAATCGAAGCCGCGACACCAGACCCTAATCAACTAACGCTCTTCGATACCTTCGAGAGCGAAGAATAAAAAACAAATTGGAGGATTTAACTATGGCAACAACAGCAAAGAAGAACGAACTCACCCCGACCCAGGGCGCCGAGCTGGCACCCCAGAAGACGGAGCAACTCGCAACCAGCGAGAAATTCACGAACAAGGTTCTGATGGAATTCGGAGGCAGCGTCGCCGGCGCGATGCAGGTAACCGACTACCAGAGGACGCTCATCCAGGGATACTTCATCGTAATCGACCGCGCCCTCAAGGCAGCCGAGGAAGAACGTATCCGCAAGAACGAGAACAACAGCGATCACTCCTACGACAACACCCTGCCGATCAACTGGAATACCGTCAACCTGAACGACCTCGCCCTCGACCTGGTTCACTACGCGAGAATGGGACTGGACATGACACAGGACAATATGCTCTTCCCGATACCTTACAAGAACAACAAGCGCAACATCTACGACATCACCCTCATGGAAGGCTACAACGGCATCCGGTACATCGCAGAGAAATACGCGGTAGAGGTTCCGACAGCGGTCACCATTGAGGTGGTATACAGCACCGACAACTTCCGCCCCATTAAGAAGGGCAAGGATAACCGCGTAGAAAACTACGAATTCGAGATCACGAACGCCTTCGACAGAGGCACGATCGTCGGCGGCTTCGCCTACCTGGAATTCACAGACCCCACCAAGAACGAGCTCATCATCATGTCGATGAAGGACATCGAGAAGCGCAAGCCGAAGTATGCCAGCGCGAACTTCTGGGGAGGCAAGCAGAAGGTATGGGAGAAGGGCAAGCAGGTCGAGGTAGAGACCGAAGGCTGGCTCGACGAAATGGTACGCAAGACCATCATCCGCGAAGCCTTCAGCGCGAAGCACCTGCCGAGAGACCCCAAGAAGGTAGACGACAGCTACCAGTACATGAAGATGCGCGAGGCGAGATACGCCGAGATCGAGGCGCAGGCGGAAATCACAGCCAACGCCAACGCAACGCTCATCGACACCACACCGGCACCTGCCGCCCTTCCTGAAGGGACAAAGGTGGACACCAGCTCCGGAGAGGTAATCGAAGCCGGATCGGCAGCACCGGCGGATGGAAGCGGACCCGACTTCTAATGGAAATAACGGTCATCGCGTCCGGCAGCACCGGCAACGCCTATCGAATCAGCGATGGGCAAACCGCCGTCCTGCTGGACGCGGGAATCCCGCTCAAGGTTATTCAGAGAGCGCTCAACTTCCGGGTGCGTGACCTTTCAGGCTGCCTGATTACACACGCCCACGGAGACCACGTAAAAGCCGCAGGAGACCTCGCAAAGGCAGGGGTAAACATTTACACCAGCCAGGGCACGATCGACGCCTGCAGGCTTTCAGGGCACCGAATAAAGGCGATCAGAGCGCTCGAAGAATTCCAGGTCGGAACGTTCGCGGTGCTACCGTTCGACGTGCAGCACGACGCGCCAGACCCCCTGGGATTTCTGATAACCTCAAGAACCACCGGCGAAAAGCTCCTATACTTCACCGACACCTACTACATCAAGTACCGTTTCGAGGGACTGACCCACATCATGGGCGAGTGCAACTACGCGATGGACATCATCGAGCAGAGCGTCCGGAACGGATACATACCACCGGAACTCGTACCCAGACTGGTCAAGAGCCACATGAGTCTGGAGCATTTCACCGACCTACTAAAAGCAAACGACCTACGACACGTCAAGCAAATATACCTGCTGCATTTGAGCAACAACAACAGCGACGCCGACCGCTTCAAAGAGGCGGTACAACGACTGACCGGAACGGAGGTATATGTATGCTGAAGAAAGGAGGAAACGAGAGTGGCAAGAACCCGAAACATAAAGCCTGCGTTCTTTGACAACGACGTTCTCGGAGGACTGGAACCGTTGACGCGCCTGCTTTTCATCGGACTGTGGTGCATTGCCGACCGAGAAGGGCGCCTGGAAGACAGACCCCGCAAGATCAAAAAGACGCTCCTCGGATACGACGACGTCAACACCGAGGAAACCAGCGGAATGCTTCAGCAGCTCGCAGACAACGGCTTCATCATCAGATACACGGTCGAAGAGGACGACTACATCCAGATCGTCAACTTCGCCAAGCATCAGAACCCGCACATGAAGGAGAAGGACAGCGAGATCCCTCCGCCCCCTGGTTTTATCGCTGAAACATCAGGAAGGAACGCTACAAGCACCAGACAAGCACGGTGCAAGAACGAGGAAAAAGGCGAAGAAAAGCCACCCGCAACACCGCCGGAGGACGATCCGGAAGCAAAACCTGGTCTGCAGGAGATGAGGTTCAACCAATTCTGGGAAGCCTACCCGAACAAGAAGGCGAAAAAGGATGCCCAGAAGGCGTGGACAAAACTCAAGCCGACCGCCGTCCTTTTCGAGAAAATCATGACGGCAATCAGAATCGCCAAAGAGAGCGTGGAATGGACAAAGGAGAACGGACGCTTCATCCCTTACCCTGCGACCTGGCTCAACGGCGGACGGTGGGACGATGAGCTCACAGAAGCGACAGCGACCACCGGGCATACAAACAAAAACGGCACCGACACGATGGGAGTGCTCGGTAGCATTATTCAAGACGAAGAAGGAGGTGGATACGGTGACACGATCTGACGCAGCGAAGCTCATGGGTATTATAGTCCTGGCGTACCCGAACTACGACAAATTCAAAGACGAAAACCAGGTCAAGGCAACCGTAGACCTCTGGGCGACGATGTTCTCGGAAGACGACGCCGGGATCGTCGGACTGGCGGTGAAGAAACACATCGCCACAAATAAGTGGCCGCCCTCGGTGGCAGAACTCCGCGAGCTTATGCTTGAGATGACGGCGCCCGACCTTATAGCGCCCGACCAGGCGTGGCTGGCGGTATCGGACTTTATAAAGCTGCACGGCGAGCACCTGCACGTCGAGGAAAGGGACTGCCTCCCACCGCTCATAGCCAGAGCAGTCGAGAGCATCGGATACCACAACCTCTACGAAATGAACTGCGGATCCTACAGAGGAAGCAAGCCGGGGATGGCGAGAACCGCATTCATGAGCCTTTATGAGCAACTCTATGAAAGAGAGCGCAACCGCGCAATGACACCTGGATACGTAACCAGGCAGATCGACAGCGCAGCTGGGCGCCTTTCCACCGGCGAGAGAGCCAGGCTGGAAGATATCCACCAGCGCCGCGTCGAAAAAGAAGAATCAGATCGGGCGCTATGGTATGGAGCGGAGGAAAGAAACCGACTCGCAATCAAGCAAAAACTACAGCTGGCAGCAGGAGGAACGGAATAATGGAACTTACAATGAACGACTTCTTCTGCGGATGCGGTGGCATGGCGGTAGGTTTCAAAGCCGCCGGGTACCAAGTACTCGGGGCCTGGGACTTTGACGATCACGCCGTAAAGAGCTACGCAGAGAACGTGGACAAAACGGTGCAAAAAGCAGACATCAGACTGATGACGTGGAGGGACATCCCGAAAGCGACAGTCTGGACCTTCGGTTTCCCTTGCCAGGACTTGTCAGTCGCCGGCGAACAAGCCGGATTTGAACTGGGATGCAAAGACTGTGGAACCGAATGGAAACACGAAAGCGAGGCGCAAGGATCCCCACGCTGCCCGAATTGCGGAAGCGAAAACTTCACGGCGGTAACCAGAAGCGCGATGTTTTTCGAGATGATGCGTCTTCTGAAAGAGACGCGGGAGAACGCCCCGGAACAGCTGCCGGCGGTGCTGGTAGCCGAGAACGTCAAAGGATTGCGAAAATACCTGCAGACATTGACCGAAGAGCTCGCCAAGAACGGCTACATCGCGCACGTGGAGCTCTACAATTCGAAGCACTTCGAAGTGGCACAAAGCCGCGAGAGATACTACATCGTAGCCACCAGAGCAGACCTCCCCGACACATTGAGAATGCCGGACAAACAGGAAGGCAACGCTCCTCCGAAGCTGTCTGATTTTCTCGACGACAACGTGGACGAAAAATACTACATCCCAGATGAAAGAGCGCAGGCGATCATTACCCAGGCGCTCGAAAGGCTCGAAGGTCTCGGCAAGGTTCACGCCACCCTCACGCCAGACAGACTGGTCAAAAGGCAAAACGGTAGGAGAGCAAAGCCGGACGAAGAAGAAATGTACACACTCACCGCACAAGACGTACACGGCGTAATTCTCGCCGAGGAAGACGTCGAAAAAGCAATCTGCGAAGAGATAGGAATAAACCACCCAGACACCGCAATCGCGGGGGGGGGGGGAACTTGTCAGCAGAGG